AAAACCTATTATTTTAGCTCGTCCACAGCCTGTTAAGAAGCTCGGGCGACCAAAGAAAGTAGCAAATGTCTGATATTGATCCACGAGAGTTTGGCAAGCTAGAAGCCCAAGTTGAGGCTTTACAGACAGAAGTTCATGCACTTCGTCAAGATATTAAACTGCTTTTAGAGATGGCCAATAAGTCTAAAGGCGGATTCTTTGTGGGAATGGCTATCGCCTCTGTTGTTGGCGGTATCATTTCTTTTGTTGCAACCAAGCTAGTTCGATAAGGAAAAATCATGTACGGAAAAACTAAGATGTCTAGTCCTAAAGCGGCTAAAAAGGATACCAAAAAAGGTATGCCCATGACTATTATGATTGCTGTTGGTAAGCCTAAAGGTCTACCTACCCGTGGCGGTCGTACTGCTACAAACATGATGAAGAAATCTGGAAGAGGCAAATAATGGCATCTTTAACTACTCCAGTTACTCTGCTTAGTGCTGTTGTTGCAACTGGTGCTTCTAAGGCTGTTCAAGCTGATGCGGGTCAACCTGCGTTTCTACAAGTTACAGGCATTACAACGGCTACTGTTGCTCTTCAAGGAAGTCTTGATGGCACAACCTACGCAACCATTGGCACAGCTTTAACTGCTGATGGCATCATTACTATTGCAAATGCTCCTAACTATTTAAGAGCCAATTGCACGGCATATACATCTGGAACAATTACAGCAAAGGTTTTGTACTGATATGAAAAAGACTAAAGCAGAAGCTAAGATTTCCAAGGTTATGCGTGAGTACAAAGAAGGTACTCTGCATTCTGGCAAGAAAGGCCCTGTTGTTAAGTCTAAAGACCAAGCGATTGCAATAGCTTTATCAGAGGCTAAAAGAAAGAAGAAATGAAACAAGGACTCTACAGTAACATTGCCGCAAAGAGGGAACGTATCAAATCTGGTTCAGGCGAAAAGATGCGTAAGGTTGGCTCTAAGGGTGCTCCTACTGCAAAGGACTTCAAGCAAGCAGCTAAGACTGCTAAAAAGAAATGACAATAAAAGCTCACCAAAACCCCAAGGGGGGCTTGAATGCCAAAGGTAGAGCATCGTATAATGCAGAAACTGGTGGTAATTTAAAGCCTCCAGTAAAGTCAGGCGACAACCCTCGTAGGGCCTCCTTTTTAGCACGTATGGGCAATATGCCTGGCGCTGAGATGAAAGATGGAAAGCCTACTCGACTTTTACTTTCTCTTAGAGCTTGGGGCGCAACGTCCAAGGAAGACGCTAAAGCAAAGGCTAAAGCGATCTCTAAGAGGAACAAATGAGACCAATATCAGTCGGAGTTAGCCCAGCAGCCGCAGTGCTGACAACTGTTTACACAGTTCCTACGGGTTACTACGCCAAGTTTACTGTGATGTACATTCACAATACTGGTGGATCGACTAAGCACATTACTGTTCAGTGGAATGATGCCAGTGCCGCCACTTCCTACGATATTCTTACTGCTTACGACTTTACTTCAAAGCAATACCTTCAATTTGATGGCAATGCTTATATCGTTTTAGAAGAGGGCGATAAGATTCAAATTACTACGCAATCATCTAGTACGTTTAGTTTTATTGCTACTTTTGAACAAATAGGATTAACAAGAGCATGACCACATACCTTCAAGCTGTTAATGACGTTCTTGTTCGACTCAGAGAAGAAGAAGTCTCTACTGTTACCGAAACAAGCTATTCCTCTTTGATTGGCAAGTTTGTCAATGATGCCAAGCGTCAGGTTGAAGACTCTTATGAGTGGAACATTCTTGGTACTACAGTAGTAGTTTCTACTGTTGCCAACACTTCCTCTTACTCCTTAACAGGTGCGGGTCAGAAGTTCCGTGTTCAAGACGTTATCAATGATACGAATAACACAGCCATGACAAACATCCCGTTTGTTAACATGAATCGTTATTTGAACTTTGGTACTGTCTCTAGTGGTGTACCTTTGTATTATGCTTTTGATGGTGTAGATGCCAGTTACGACACTAAAGTAACTGTATTCCCTATTCCTGACAGTGTTGTTAGTCTAAGATTTAGCTTAATCGTGCCACAAGCACCATTGACTTCTGATGCTACTGTGATTCTGATGCCATCTGAGTTGGTGGTTCAAAGTGCTTATGCTCGTGCTTTGGTTGAGCGTGGTGAGGATGGTGGTCTATCTTCTTCAGAGGCTTATCAGTTATACAGGGCTATGCTTTCTGATTACATCTCTATGGAAGCTACTCGCTATCCAGAATTTGGCTCTTTTGAGGCAGTTTAATGGCTCAACCAATCGAAACATTCAGCATTAGCGCACCAGGCTTTTATGGGTTAAACACTCAGGATAGCCCGTTGGATTTAGCTAGTGGTTTTGCTTTGGTTGCCACTAATTGCGTGATTGACCAGTATGGTCGTATTGGTGCTAGAAAAGGTTGGACAAGGGTTAACTCTGCTTCTGGAAACCTTGGTGCTAACGATGTTGGTGTCATCCATGAGTTAGTCCAGACTGATGGCACGTTAACAGTGCTCTTCGCTGGCAACAACAAGATATTTAAGCTCGGTGCTTCTAACGTAGTCACTGAGTTGACCTATGGGGGGGGTGGTACTGGCCCTACCATTACTGCAAGTAATTGGCAGTGTGCTTCTCTTAATGGGATTACTTACTTCTTTCAAACAGGTCACGATCCAATCATTTATGACCCTGCTGTAAGTACAACGACCTATAGACGGGTTTCTGAGAAGACTGGCTATGTAGGAACTGTTCCTAGTGGAAATGTCGCTATAGCGGCTTATGGTCGCTTGTGGGTGGCTTCTTCTAGCACAGATAAGGTCACTGTTAGCTTCTCTGATCTGATTGCGGGTCATGTATGGTCTGGTGGCACTACTGGTAATTTAGACACGAGTAGAGTTTGGCCTAATGGTGCTGATGAAGTTCAGGCATTGGCTGCTCACAATGGTTTCTTGTTTATCTTTGGTAAACGACAGATTCTTGTTTATCAGGGTGCGACTACTCCTTCTACGATGTCTATTTCTGACACAGTTGGAGGGATTGGTTGCTTATCAAGAGACAGTGTTCAGACAACCAGTTCTGATGTGATCTTCTTGTCAAACTCAGGTGTTCGTTCCTTAATGAGAACGATTCAAGAGAAGTCTGCTCCTGAGAGAGACTTGTCTAAGAATGTGCGTAATGACTTGATGAGTGATGTTTCCTCTCAGACATTGGCAAACATTAAGTCTGTTTACTCTGAGCGAGAAGGCTTTTATCTGTTGACAATGCCCGTTACTCAGTCTGTTTACTGCTTTGATACCAAGGTTATCTTGCAAGATGGTTCTTCCCGTGTAACCACTTGGGACTCAATTACTCCGACAGCGTTGACATCTTTAAGAAGCGGTGCTGTCTACATTGGTAAGAATGGCTACATCGGTCAATATACGGGCTATAACGACTACACAAGTGTGTATCGGATGCAGTATTACACCAACCATGCAGACCTTGGTAATGTTAATCAGACATCTGTTTTAAAGAAGATTTCTATTGTCGTTATTGGTGGCACAAATCAGAACCTAATTATCAAGTGGGGTTTTGACTTTAAAGCAAACTATCTAAGTGCCACTACAACCATCCCTGTTCAGGGTGTTGCTCAATACAACATTGCTGAATATGGTGCAAATGCAACAGTGGTAGCGGAGTATTCTGATGGTGTTGCTTTGAATACATTAAGAGTATCTGCCAGTGGTACTGGTAAGGTGGTTCAGACGGGCTACGAGTCTGATATTAACGGGTCACAACTGTCTATTCAAAAGATTGAAATCCAAGCTAAAAATGGGAAATTATCATGAGCGATTACACCAAGAGTACGAACTTTGCAACCAAAGATAACCTTAGCTCTGGTAATGCAGCAAAGATTGTCAAAGGTACTGAGATTGACACTGAGTTCAACAACATTGCTACGTCTATTGCTACCAAGCAAGACTATGACGCTGATTTAGCGGCTTTTGCATTAAAGACTGCGCCTACTGGCGATGTAGTTGGCACAACAGATACTCAAGGTCTGACAAACAAGACTCTGACAAACCCAACTGTTACGAACTATGTTGAGAGTGTTGTTGCCATTGGTACTGTAACTAGCGCACACACATTAGTTTTGACAAGCGGTACTGTACAAACAGCAACCCTGACTGCTTCTACTGCTTGCACATTTACGATGCCTACTGCTACTGCGGGTAAGTCTTTTATATTGTTGTTAAAACAAGCGGCATCTACAGGTAATGGTACTGCGACATTTACTGGTGTTAAATATAACGTAGCTGGCACTCCTACAATGACTGCTGCTGCGGGAAAGATGGACATCTTTTCGTTTGTAGCAGATGGTACTAATTGGTATGGAAATGTCACACAAGGGTATACACCATAATGTTTGCCGCACTTAACTCCTTTCAAACAGGTGGGTCTAGTTCTATTAGTCAACAAGCCTTTACAACTGCTGGAACTTACACATGGACTGCTCCATTTGGGGTAACTTCGGTTTGTGTTGTTTGTATTGGCGGTGGAGGCTCTGGTGCTACTGGACAAACATCTAGCAAAACCAATGGTGGTGGCGGTGGAGGCGGTGGTCTTTCTTATTTAAATGATTACGCTGTTACGCCAGGAAACACTTACACAGTTGTTGTTGGTGCTGGCGGTACTGTTGGAACAAGTGGTACTGAGTCCAATGGAAATGCAGGTGGTGATAGCTACTTTGTTAACGGTAGCGTTGCAAGAGGCACAGGTGGTGGCGGTGGTGTCGCTGGTGGCTCAGGAGGCGCAGGTGGTACTAATGGCGCAACTGGTGCATCTGCTGGTGCTACTGGCGGTGCGGGTGGAAATGGCGGTAGTACACTAAATAGTAGTTTGTCATACGCTGGCGCAGGCGGTGGCGGTGCTGCTGGCTACTCAGGTGCGGGTGGTGCAGGTGGTATTTCTGGAAGCACAGCAGGAGCAAATGGCTCTGGTGGCGGTGGTGGCGGTGGTGCTACTTTTGGTACATCAGCGGTTAACGAAGGAGGTTCTGGTGGTGGTACTGGAATCTTGGGACAAGGAACTAGCGGTACTGGTGGTGTTTCAAATTCTGGCGATGGTGGAACTGGCGGCTCCAGTGGCTCTACTGGTGGAACTTATGGTGGCGCAGGTGGCGCATATGGTGGCGGTGGTGGTGGTGGTTTTTGGTATCAATTTGGAAGTGGCCCAACTGTAGGTTCAGCAGGTGGCTCTGGCGCAGTAAGAATTATTTGGGGTTCTGGACGAGCTTTCCCATCTACAAACACAGGTGATATTTAAGGAAAAATCATGGCAGTATCTAGTCAAGACATTTTAAATTTTCTATTAGCCAACCAGGGCATGAGCGATGCACAAATCGTTTCTGCTATGGAGCAATATGGTGTGTCTCCAGCGCAAATGGCTACTGCTGTTGGTATTCCAGAAGGAGAGGTGGCGGCTCGTGTAGCGGCTGTTATTCCTCCTAACCAAACAATCCAACTTGGTGACACTATTGTTCAACCTGTTTACCAAGTTAGTGGCTCTGGTGAAGATCAGCAAATTGGTGGACTAGAAAACGTCATTACTTATAAAGCAAGTGATAACAAAGCTGGTGGCGCTTATACCCAATACACACCTACTGGTGAAGTAGAGCAAACTGGCACACAACAAGAAGTTAAAAGTGGTCTAAAAGAGTTTGCTCTTGGTGCTGGACTACTATTTGGTTTGCCAACTTTATTAAATGCTGGTGCTGGTGCGACTAGTGCATTAGCTACAGAAGGTCTAACACTTAGTGAATTAGGGTTAGGCGGTAATAACCTTGCTGCCGCTACCAATGTGGCTGATATTGTCGCTGGAACAGAAGGTGGACTGTTGACTAGTGGTTCTAGTGTTGCTGGAATGGGTGCTGGGACTGGTTTGTCAACTGCAAATACTGGACTTGGACTATCAACTTCAGGTGGCTTAGGAGCTTTAGGAACTGGCGCAGGTCTTACGGCTGGTGAATTAGGCGTAGGAAACACCTTACTTGGTGGCTCTACTTTAGGCTCTACTTTAGGTGGTTTATCAACTGGTGTTGGAGCAGGTCTTGGAACTACTTTGGCAGGCGTTGGTACGGGTATAGGTGCTAATCTATTAACTAATGTTGGAACTAATTTATTGGGTAATGCTATTACTGGCGGTCTAGGCTTAACGGGTGGTGTTTTACAACAACAACAATCAAGAGAAGCGGCTCAAACTGCCGCACAAAATGTCAAGACTGCTACACAGCAAGCCGTAGAAGCCTCTCAGTTCCGTCCTGTTGGAATGACTACTCGCTTTGGTACATCTCAGTACACTTATGACCCTGTAACGGGACGTATGGTTACTGCGGGTTATAAGTTGTCACAAGAAGCTAAAGCAGCTCAGGATCGCTTAGTTGGCTTGGCAGGTCGTGGTTTGAC